CTATCCAAACTGTCAGTACAGGACAGAAAAGTGCATACTTCTGCATCTGCGGGTGTCCTGTTTGACTCAATGTACGGGCCGCAACAGAGGCGAGCAACCGCCGCTTCGTGAGGAGAGCCCGACAAGGAGAACACGAAACGATGGCTGGCACGCGCGCACTGGTGATCTGGGCCCACCCCCGCACCGACTCGCTCACGGCGACGGTGACCTCGGATGTGATCGGAGAACTCACTGCGCAAGGCTTCGAGGTCGACGAGCTCGACCTGCACCGCGAGGGCATCGACCCCCTCGTCCGGGAGGCCGACGAACCCGACTGGGACGACCTCGACAAGCAGTACACGCCCGAGGTGATGGCGCTCGCCGCCCGCACGATGGCCGCCGCCGCCGTGGTGTTCGTGTTCCCCGTCTGGTGGTACTCGCTCCCCGCGATCATGAAGGGCTACATCGACCGCGTCTGGAACAACGGCCTCTTCTACGGCGGCGGCCGCCGTCCCGGGATCGCCGCCGCGCGCTGGATCGGCCTGGCCGGCGAGAGCGCAGAAGCCTTCCGCAAGCGCGAATACGACGACCTCATCACGCGCCACCTGAACATCGGCATCGCCGGCCTCTGCGGCATCGACGACAGCCAGGTCGTCCTCCTGCACGACACCCTCGGCGACGACATCACGGACCCCGAGGCCCACTTCGCCGCCCTCCGCGCCCGCGCCACGGCGGTCGCCACGGAGCTGGCGGAGACGCTGCGGTGAGGCGGGCGTCGCGCCGGATCCGATGAAGTCCAGTGAACCGAGTCGGGGTCGATGGCGTGCTCGGCGCCCGCGGCGACCGCAACCGTCCCCGGGTGAGAACGAGTCCGGCGAATCAGACTGCCCGAGAAGTCGCGATCGGAGTATTTCCCGCCGCCAGCGTTGTGGCCGGTGACGTGGCGGCCACTATCTCCGGTCGCTGGGTGTGGGGGCAGGGGTCGGGGTTCGGGAGATCTGGTTGCGCTTGTGTGCGATGTCGTCGTCGCTGGCCTTTTTCCAGTCGCCGGGTACGCAGGAGCCATCGGTTTCCAGCCAGGTGCGGTCAGTATCGAGGTGGAGGGTGATCGCTAGCCCGTTCTTGGCATCGCCGCCGAGGACGTATTCGTGACCGTATTTGTGAATCTCGACGGAGTATCCATGGTCTTTCCACCACTTTTCGACGGTGGCGGCCGCGGCGTCCGGATTGGTCACTGGTTCGGTGCGGTTTCGGCCGCCGTAGTAGTAGAGCCCCTCGTCGTTGTCGCCGCAGGAAGAAGCGATCAGGTTGTCGTGGTTGTCCCAGTCTCCACCGACGATGGCGGTGAGGTCGCTCTCCTGCTTGTCGAGATCGGCGCGCGCCTCGGCGGGAGTCATCTTCACGTCCGAGCGGAGGTGCAGCGGTTCGACCACCCGGTCGACGTCGCTGCAGCCTGCCAGCCCTGCGACGGCGAGGACGGCGAGCCCCAGGCTGATGCGGACTCTCATGAGCGCGGACTCCTCATTCATACGGCGTTCGGGTTGCCTATTCGGTAGGGGTTGGTGCGGGGGTCGGGGTGCGGACGATCTCATTACGTCTGTGCGCGATGTCGTCGTCCCTGGCCTTTTCCCAGTCGCCCGGTACGCAGGCACCTTCTGTCTGGAACCAGGTTCGGTCGGTATCCAGGTTGAGGAAAATTGTGGTGCCGTTCTTGGCTTCACCTTTGACAACATAACTCTCGCCGTACTTGGCCGATGCGACAGCGACTCCGCGGCTCTTCCACCATGCAGCTGTGCTCTTGGCCGTGGCTGCACGGTCCGCAATGGGTTCCGTTCGGTTTCGGCCGCCGTAGTAGTAGAGGCCCTCGTCGTTGTCGCCGCACGAGGAGGCGATGAGGTTGTCTTGGTTGTCCCAGTCGCCGCCGAGGAGGGCGGTGAGGTCGCTCTCCCGCTTGTCGAGATCGGCGCGTGCCTCGGCGGGTGTCATCTTCACGTCTGAGCGGAGGTGCAGCGGCTCGACCACCCGGTCGACGTCACTGCAGCCTGCCAAAAGGGTCACCGCGAGCGCTGCGAGACCGAGCGTGAGTCGAACTCTCATCAGGACACCTTCCTCGCTGGGGGAGTTCATGGCAGTGTCGGCGTGCCATTGATGATCGATCGGATATTTCTCAGGCTCTCAGTACCCAAGCCGAAGTAATGGTTGCTGTCGTCTGCCGCGCTGCCGCCGACCGCGTTGTGGCCGTTGACCGGTTGGAGGACGCTGCCATCAGGCAAGGTTGCCCCGTCTGATCCAAACACATGTGCCCCGAATCCGTGGCCTGTCGGGTCGATGCGGCCTGTTGTTCGTCCAAGATCCGCAACGTCGTCGGCCGATGCTTCGGTCGCGTACACCCCGGTGTGGGCGTGAAGGTCGGCCGCGCTGATGCTGGGGTCGATTCCCGCCGAGCCGACGAAGACGGCGTTGTCGACCCGGAGATCGTGTGCGGCCATCGCATAGGCGGCAGTCGTGGTGCCGTACGAATGGCCGATCACGTTCAGCTGAGAGGTGGTGCCGGCCTCGTCGCGGACGGCGTTGTACCCGTTAAGCGCGGCCGTGAGGTGCTCTGCGCCGGCGCGAGCGTAGGTCCCGGAAAGGACGTCACCGGCCTCGGAAGGGAACTTGGGGCTGTCGTAGCCGAGGAAGACGACGGTGGCGCTGTGCGGGTTATTGAAGTTCATGTTGACCGCACCGCGAAGATAGTCCTTGGCCTCGAGCAGGCTGGAGTTCATTCCGGGGATCATCCAATTCGCTGTGGTCGCGGTGTCCGGATTCCCGACAGAGAGCTGCGCCAGCGGAATGCCGGGACCCGTCGTGTCGAGGCTCATCAGCAGCCGCGGAGGATTCAGATTCCGGCTCTGGCCATCCCGGTACTCGCTCAAGAGCCACTCGAGGGCGCTGACACGATCTTTCGCCGCCTGGACGGCGGCGAGAGACTCCGGTACTCGGCTGCTTCCGATGGTGCGCCCGGCGGCCTCCTTCGCTTCTTTGAGAAGCTCTTTGAGGCAGGAGACGTTGGCTTCGTCGCGGTCCGTGTACGGGATCCCTTCCAGGTTGCCGATCACCTCGGGGCGGGCCTTGATCAGTGCCGATCGTTGGGCGGCCGACAAGGTCGACCACCACGCGGCGACGGCCGGTGCACCCATCGCGGCGAGTTCGTCGGCGAGGTTCGGGTGCTGTGCCAGGAACTTCTTCAGCTCCGGACCGGTGAGGGTCGAGAGGCCCTGAAGGAAGCCGATCGAATTCCCGATCGCGTTGCTCGTCGACTTGGTCGCGAACAACGGTTTCGGTGCAACCGTGAGCAGCTTCAAAACTGCGAGCATGTCGCGCTCGGCCGCGTCGACCGCTTCGGCGGCGTTCGTCACGATCGTGTGGGCGCTGATCTTGCTCTGGTCCAGTTTCGCCACATGCGAGGTGAGCGGCTTCAGCAGGGGGTCTTGTATTGCGGCGGCCGCGCGCTCGTCCGCGTCTGCCTTCTTCCAGATGGTGATCGCTCGTTCGGCCTCGCCCTGCGCCCATTCGAGGGTGTGGGCGAAGGAGTTGAGCGCCTTACCGCCGTCGGTGAAGTCGTCGGCAACATGCTGGATCCGTTTGCGCATCACGGACACGACGTCCGCGAACGCGTTTGCAGCGCGGCCTTCCCACTTGACCTGACTGGCAGCATTGCGCAGTGTCGCTTCGAGGGCGTCGTAGTCACGGCTGCGGGCGGTCATCACGTCGGCTTCGGCACGGAAGGCGGTCACGTTGCCGGGGATGAGGTCTTTCGCGCGGGATGTCGCGGTGATCGTTGCGGTCATCTGAACCCTCCCTCGAGCGCCCGCAGCTCACCGGCTGCCGTTTCTTCGGTCGTCCGGAAATCATCGGCCGTCAGACCGAGTCGGGTGCCGAGCTCGACGAGGTCGGTCACGATCGTGTCCGACCGCCACCCGGCACGTATCGAGACCAGCACCGCTTCGCTGGTCGGCCGTTCGACCGCAGCGGCGGCAGGGAGGGCAGGAGCACTGACCGCCGTGAGCGAGGAGGCTGTGCCGGTCAGGGTCTCGAAATCAACCTGAATACGCTGGCCCGCTGCACCAGTCAGGCTGATGCAGACCGTTCTATCAACGAAGCCTGACGGCGAATCGGACGCGAATACGTGTGCAGCCGCCCCTGGCGGCCCGACACCCCGTCGCCGTACGCGTTCTTCTGAGCCTGTGTTGATACCGGCACGTTTCCCCCGAAACCTGCATGTCGCCGTAGCGATCTGACGTGCTTGCGCGATGCGCGCGTTGAACTAGTCTGCCACGGCTGGTCGCTGGATAGTCCGGCCAGGCCCGTGGACCAGCGGGATCCGGATGATTCGTCCATGCTCCTGAGGCTCAGCGCTCAGCACGCTCAAGCCGAGATGTGTCTTCGGGCGTATGCGTGTGCGTCGGTCCGGCTCGATACGACGGTGGCATCCCGGCGTCACCGAGGCGGCCAAACGGGCATGACCGCGACCATTCCCTCAACTGCGTATCGGCTGCGTCGACGTGGCCATCGGCACGTGATCTCAGCCGACGACTCACGTTGGCGTCGTGTACCGCGAGAATTCACCGCCCCCCGCGGCCTTCGATCATGGAGCGAGTGACGGGAATCGAACCCGCGCTATCAGCTTGGGAAGCTGAAGTTCTACCATTGAACTACACTCGCGTGGCTAAAACACTGGAAAGTACAGCGGTTCAAGCTGAGCCAAACCTAGCAGATTCGCACTTTATTGGCTGTTTTGATCGCTGACCACCTTCACCGTGTTCAGTAGTTCCAGCGTAGCAGTGAGGTCCGGCCCATGCTCGCCCTCATCGATGTAGTGCTTCTCGGTGATCGTGACCGACGAATGCCCCAGCTGCTTCTGCGCGCTGTCCTTGCTCGCCGTCTTCGCCACGAACGTACCCACGGACGACCGGAACACCTTCGGCATCGCGTCCACAATCGGGACATCGCCAAGCGCTTGATTCCACTGCACTCGGAAGTTGTCAGGGCTCCGCACGGTGCCAGTCGAGGAAGGAAACACGACTTCGGTGTAGGCCGTCTCGCTTCGTCGCCTCAGCATGTCCACGACGAACAGAGGCAGCTTCAGAATTCGAACCTTGTGGCCCTTGGTGTGCTCCTGAATCGTGAGGCCAAAGTCTCGATCCCGCACAACCGTCGCGCGAATCCGGGCGGTGGCGGGCTCAGACTCAAGGTCAACGTCCGCCCAACGCAGTGCGAACACCTCGCCCGGCCGGCATCCGGTGCCCAACATGAAATCGCACGGGTCGGAAAGATCCGACGACCTGGCGCGTCCGCTCTTGTCCTTCCCCGAATCCCAAGCGGCCAGCGTCGTGCGGATGTCGGCAATCTCGTCAAGGGACCACGCCACAGGAGCCTTCTCGGGTTCCGGGATAGTGGCGCATGAGTCGACCGGATTGGACATGATCGCGCCGTGGCGTGCAGCCATCCCCATCATTCCTCTGAGGATCACTCGGGCGAGCGCGGCACTCGAGTATCCGACGTTCTTCGTCTTCGCCTTGAGAAACCTGTCCAAGCGTGAGACGGACGCCTCGCTGATCATGAGGCCGCCGAGCCCTGCCTTGATGTGATTCTCAAGAATGCCCTTGTACCTCCGCTCCGTGTTGATCGGTCGAGGCTTCGCGGATAGCCATTCCTCCCACCATTCGTCGGCGAGGGCGGAAATGCGCATGGATGGAGTGATGCCCTCAGCCTCAGGCGCCAAACGCGTCTTGAGTGCTCGTTTGAGGTTGTCCTCAGCGTTCTGGGGAGTCTTCCCCGTTCGCAGCATCCGGCGCGTGTGCCCGTCGCTGTCCCTGTAGAAAGCCGTAGCCATAGGAGTGCCACTAGCGGTCTTACCGCGAGTGATCTTCCCCCAGGTTTCGAGAACGAGTGGTGGTCTAGCCATAGCTCCTCACAAAAAGTTCCATGATCTTCTCCGTCACGTTGAGTTCGAGAGCGATGCGTCCGTAGTCGTTGCCTGCCTCAGCTGCCTCACGGATTCGCGATGGCCGTATCAGGCGCCGTGCGGCAATGCGATCCGCCCGATCGTCTGCACCCTGGGTGTCGTGTTCATCTTGGCGTTCCCAGTGCACGATCTCGTGCGCCAGGGCGCAACGTTCAACCGCGCTGTGCAGGTTGGGGAGCATGAAGATCGCTTGGAACCGAAGTGAGAACCCGGCGACCATGTCGGGCTCGGGCAGATCGGACCGGTAGATAACTGGAATGCCGAGATCTTCGGCGTGCACCGCGGGGTCGTAGTCCATCGCGCACGGGCCGTCGTAGAAGCTGTGCAGCCCGAACATGTAGCTGGTCGAGTTCGGGACCGGCCGGCGCGGGTCATACGTCTCGATATCGAACAGATCCCAGTCGCTGAGTGTCACGACTCTCCCCTCTCTGGCGGGACCGGCTTCGTGTCCTTCGAAGCCGCCATCTTTTCCCCGCTGATGTCTACGTTGTGAAGGTCTTCAGTATCCGTAGGGGGTACGACACTCAAGCGGGGCTTGATGCCAAAGCGACGGAGGTCGGCGGCGTCTGCATTGTTGAGTGAGGGGATGTAGCTCGAGATCTCGAAGCCGCGCTTCTTCAGGTTGGCGAGGGCGTCACGCATGATGACATCCGGGCCGATGTTGAGCGCATAGGCGAGACGTCCAAGTTCTTCAACGTCGATGACGCGCTTGCCGTTGAGGCTCTTCGAGACGGTGGGGTGGGGAAGTCGTGCCTTATCGGCGAGCTCACGGATCCCCAGGTTGAGGTAGGCGCGGCGGGCGCGAAGCTCTGCTGCGACGGCCTCAACAAGCGGACCAAGTTCTCTACTAGCGGTTCCCATATGGAACAACATAGCCACTTTTGGAAACGGGGTCAATGAGCTTGACCCGGTTCCAAATGGAACCTATTGTGGGCACATGGAAGCACTCACTTACGGCGAAGCAGTCGCCGCCGAGGTGCGGGCCCAGATTGCGCGGGCGGCGAGAACTCACTCGTCAGTCGCGGAAGAGACCGGAATCCCGAAGGCAACCCTGTCACGCAAGACGACCGGGAAGACGCCCTTCGACGTCGTAGAGGTAGCGCGCATCGCCGCCGCCCTTCGCATCGATCCGGATGACATCTTTCGCGCCGCAGCAGGACGGACCCCCGGCTCGGATCAAAACTCGAAGGCCGATGCGGCATGAACGCGGCCGCCAAGGTCTATCTCACGCCACAGGAGGTGTCGGACCGGATCAAGTTCTCTGTCGGCACTCTCGCCAACTGGCGGACGCAGGGCAAAGGCCCGGACTACGTGCGGCAAGGGAGACGAATCCGGTACCCGGAGGAAGCCATCGAGCGGTTCATGAGCGAACCGCAAGTCGCATAGCAACACCAAAAGAGAAACGCCTCGGGGGCAACCGAGGCGAATCAGAGAGGAACTGTAGTGAATTCCACCGACATTCTACCCGCGAAGGCCGCAACACACAGCTTCTATGGGCAGAGCATCAACACCATCACTCTCGACGGAGTCGATTATCTGCTCCTAGGGCAGCTGTGTGACAACCTCGGGCTTGACGCTGAGGGTCAGCGTCAGTCGCTTGAGCGTCAGGCGTGGGCGCAGGGCATGACCTTTGTAACGAAGGTCATGCTCCCGGGTGCTGAGCGCTCCTATCCCCGCTACCTCATCAACACCCGCATCGTCGGCATGTGGCTGGCGACCATCACCACTTCCCGGATCCGTGACGAGGAGTCACGGGTCATGGTCGAGCGGTACCAGCGTGAACTCGCCGACAAGATCCACGAATGGATCAACGGCGCCACACCCCGCCGCGAGCTCTCGGAGACGGAGGTCGTTCTTCAGGCGCTCACCATCCTCAAGACGAAGACGGAACAGCAGGCGCAGGAGATCGAGGTTCTGGCGCCGAAGGCGTCGGCGTGGGATGCGTTGGTGTCGTCGGCGGGGTCGTGGTCGTACACGGATGCTGCGCACTGCTTGTTCGAGCAGAAGCACATCGTCATCGGTCAGAAGCGGCTGGTTGCGCTGCTGGTCGATTGGGTGTGGATGTACCGGGACCACAAGGGCCGGCCCCACGCCTACCAGCGGATCCTCGAGCAGGGTCTGTTGACGGAGAAGATCCGCACCTATGTGGACACGGTGACGGGGGAAACCCTTCAGTCGTCGGCCCCGCAGGTTCGGATCACGGGTAAGGGGCTGGATGTCATCTACCGGCGCCTGTCTGACTCGGCCGCGGCGGTGGCGTCATGACCGCGCAGGTGGTGACGACGTGGAACCGGGCACCGATGCAGATGCTGCACCCGGAGACGATCACGATCATCTGCGATGCGGATGAGCGGTCGAACTGGACGCTGCAGGCTCCTGCTGGTCAGTTGTGGGAGCGCCTCGCTGAGCAGGAGATCATCCCTACTGCTCGTCTCGGTGCGGCACTGATTCGTGCTGACGTCCGTGGGGAGGCCCTCTGATGCGCACGTTCAGGTTTTTCGCTGCGGGTGCTGTGACGGCGACGGGTGTGGTGTTCGTGGCTGTGACGGTCTGGATGCACCTTGTCGAGAGGAAGGCATTCCGATGAGCCTCTGGACGATTCCCGAACTGGATGCACTGATCGTGTCCGCTCGGAAGCTCGGCTTCTGGGACGACGTCGCATTCTTCACCGCTGAGCGCGCTCGACTTCTGGGGCAGGAGGTGACCCGATGAGTAAGCACGCCCAGATCGTTCTGCCGTTGTTTCCGCGGTCCACGTTCATTCCCCCGGTCGACAAGGTCGACAACGAAGTAGAGGAGGCGACCTGCTAATGGCACTCATCGAACTCACGAAAGCGCAGCTGGTCACGAAGGTTCGCGAAGCACAGGACCGTGAAGCGCAGATGCGTACCGAAAGGGATGCGTGGAAGGAGCAGGTCAAGGCCACGCCGACACCGACCGCTGTTCCGGAGGCGGACGCCCTCGCGGGTTGTATCCGGGCTCTGGCGGGTGTCCCGAACGTCCGTGCCGATTCGTACGGGTCGTCGCCCGAGCGTCCTGACACGAAGCTGATCCGACGCGTGCTGCTGTCCCTCGCGGACCGCTACGGCGTTGACCTCATCCAGCACGAGGTCGCCCCGTGCGATCGAGTCCACCTGGACGACGCAGGTCCGGCGCTGATCGCGGACGCATTCGCTCGGATGGTGTCCCGATGAACGCCGCGGAGACGATCGCAACAGCGATCGAGAAGCTCGACCATCTCAAGGCGAATAGCACCCCGGGTCCCTGGCGCGAGGAAGACCACGAAGAGGAGTTCGTGGGCTTCATGAATCTCGCTCACGCGATTCTCGGGGAGGTGTCGTGATGAGACACGACTACACACCTGAGAACCCGGGCCCCGCATGGGTGGCCGTGATCGCGGCCGGTGCCACCGCTGGTGTTCTGCTCCTCCCGTTCGTGTGGGTTGTCTGCACGGTTGTGAAGGCGGTGTGGGGATGAACGCCTTCAAGCCCGGACGCCCCGACTGGGTACCGAAAGCCATCGCCCTCGCCGGCCTGCTCCTCGCAGCGCTCGCTGTAGCCCTCTGGGTGCTCTACCTGCAGGGGGTGCGTTTTCGGTGAACCGTGCGAACGCGTTCCTCATCTTCATCATCCTCGGCGGCTGCCTCATCACCGTACTGGCCGTACTGGCCGCACTGCCGTTCCTCGTAATGATCGGCTCCCTTATCGCCGGTGGCGGCGCCCTCCTAGGCATCACCGCTACCTGGCTCAACGACCTCATCGAAGGAGAAGACCCGAAATGACTACCAAGTTGAAGACGAACCTGGATCGGGTTCGTGCGGCGAAGGAGCAGGTAGAGACCGCCCTCGCCAGCATCCCTTCCACCTCGATCGTGCACCCCTACGTGGACGCTCAGCGGGCTGTGCTCAACGCGGCCCTGAACGACAGGAGAACCGGCATCACCCGGGAAACCGAGACCACACCCGGCCTCACGTTGGCACTCGACGTCCTGGCAGGCACCCGATGAGCGCCCGGTTCCGCTACTCCGTAGTCACGGATGGCTCGGGTATGCCTGGCGTCCTCGATTCCGTCACATCCCGCGTCGCCCCGTTCGTAACATGGCGAGTTGCGGGCCTTACTGCCGACCAACTCAACAGCGGTGAGACAAGCCCCGACGTGCTCGGTTGGCTCGAGGGGGCATCCGATGAATGACCTCACCCGCAACCTGGCGGACATTCTCTACGGTCCCGAGTTCTCGAACCGTGACCTCCCCACCCGCACACCCGCCCCGACCGCACCCGTCCTCCCCGTGTTCCACACACAAGAACCCGCACACGACGACGACCTTGCTGCAGCCGGTGACGAACTCCGCGACCAGGACGATCTCTCAATCCCGTATCCGCCCCGACCCGGAATCGACCTCGCATGAACGCCGCACCGTGGGCACCGATGGTCACACCGCCGCTGCCACTGCGGAGCGACTTCCTATGGAACACCTGCGAGCACGGCTGGATCGCGGAGGTCTGCAAGGGCGACGGCACGCACGCCGGCGAGGAGGTGACGGACTGATGACCAGATTCGGTTCTCTCCCTGACCCTCTCGAAACCAACCCGTACGACCTCGACGACCTCGACTACTTCGACGAATGGTACGAGGACGTCGACGATGAGGCGGAGGACCACGAATGAGCTACACAGGCATCGTTCACGGCCTCGATGAGCGTCTCTACCATTCCGACCCTGCGCTCAGCAGCACGGGTCTGGTGAAGCTGTTGCAGGCGCCGGCGAAGTACAAGCACTACCGGGACAACCCCGAACCCGCGAAGAAGGCGTACGACGTCGGCAGTGCGGTGCACGGGAAAGTCCTCGGTATCGGTGCACCCATCACAGACATCCCCGACGAATACCTCGCGATCAACGGTGCAGCCTCCACGAAGGAAGCGAAGGCGTTCATCCAGGATGCCCGCGATCACGGACGGATCCCGGTGAAGAAGTCCGAGTACGACGAGATCAACGCCATCGCAGAGTCCGTCCTCGCCCACCCGCTGGCACGGTCTCTGTTCGAGCAGGCAGGGCAGGCGGAAGCATCCGTTTTCGCCACCGACCCCGACGCCGGTGTACCCATCCGCTGCCGGTTCGACTACCTCCCCGACTTCACCGTCGACGACCCCTGGTGCGTCGACCTGAAAACCAGTGCATCGGATGCCTCCCCGGAAGCATTCGCCCGCACCGTCGCGAAACCCGAACTCCGGTACGACGTCCGTCAGGAGCACTACCTAGGCACATACGCCGCCGCCACGGGCGAGTTCATGGCCCGCATGAAGTTCGTTGTGGTGGAGAAGACAGCGCCATATCTAGTCGGCGTGTATGAGCTCGCTCCGGAGTTCGCCGACATGGGGCGCAAGAGAGTCCGCGAGGGCTACGCGAAGTTCGCCGCCTGCACGGATGCCGACCTCTGGCCGGGATACAGCGTCACCCCAGACCCGATCCAGCCACCCACGTGGCTGATGTTCCTCGAAGGAGCAATCGCATGACGATCCAGACCAGACGCCCCACAGGACGTCCTTCGTGGCCGATCACGGTCCTCGCAGGACGCGAGGGAGCCGGTAAGACGTGGGCGGCTCTGAGCGCCTCAGCAAGCCCCCGGATCGGCCGAACCCTCGCCGTCACCATCGACGAAGACATGCCCGACGAATACGGCGCCATTCCCGGAGCGAACTTTGACATCGTCCTCCACGACGGCACCGCCAAGGGCATCATCTCCACTCTCGACGAAATGGAGAAGGAACCCGACGTCGACGGGCTGCCCACCCTGTGGGTGATCGACTCCGGGGGACGGTTCTGGGATCTGCTGTCCACGAACGCACAGACCAAGGCGAACTCGAAGAAGCAGAACGCCTCCCGCAGCGATGACGCCCCCATCTCGGTTGAGCTGTGGAACGAAGCAGCGAAGACGTGGAAGCAGTTCTACGACCGACTGCGCCGCCACAACGGCCCCGTGATCCTCACTTCCCGTCTCGAGCAGGTCGTCGTCATGAACGGCAAGACGCCCACCACTGAGCGGGAGTGGAAGATCCAGGGCTACAAGACGCTGCCGTACGACGCGCAGGTCATCGTCGAGATGCCGGAACGTGGCGAATACCTGATCCGCAAGGTCAAGTCCACCCGATTCCAGCTGGACAGGAAGACCCCGAAACCGGACTTCACGATGGACTGGCTCTGGGGAGTCCTCGGCCTAGCAGACGGTGCAGACGCACGACAGTACGGCGCGACCACCGCTGACCCCGAAGACACGTCCGGACGCGACTGGCTCACCGAACTTGAGGCAGCCGAGGGCAACCCCGACGCCATCTCGGCTCTCGGTATCGCAGCGCGTGCCGCCGGCGCCAACAAGGACATCCTCGCCGCCCTTCGGCAGGCGTTCCAGGACGCGAAGGAGACGGCAGCATGACCGCGGACATGTTCGACCTGATCGCCGTCACCCTGACCGACGAAACCGCACTCGACTGGATGGCCGACGCCGCATGCGCCACCACCAACCCCGACGCGTGGTTCCCGGAAAGCGGCGAATCACCACGCCCCACCATCCGCATCTGCACCTCCTGCGAAGTCCGCACCCAATGCCTCCAATACGCCATCGACAACGGCGAGTACTGGGGCACGTGGGGCGGTCTCACGGCACGTGAACTGCGGAAACTACGCCACCAGTTGGGAGACGCAGCATGAACCGGCAGTGGACGTTCACCCTCGGATACGAGCGGGCACCCAAGGGACTCAACGCCAACGATCGGCCCTCCCACTGGGCGGTCAAGCACGCCTCCACCCAGAACGTGCGCCTCTTCGTCAGCACCGAGATCCGCGCCCTCAACATCCCCACCCTGCAGAAATGCCGAGTCGACGTCGTCTGGGTGGTCAACACCCGCCACCGACGCGACGAAGACAACCTCGCCCCGTTCCTCAAAGCCATCTACGACGGAATCGGAGCAGACAAAGGCATCAGCGCACATCTGGTCCCCGACGACGCACCCCAGTACATGGAGAAAGTCGGCGCCACCATTCGATACGAGAAGGACGCGCAGCCGCACTTCGAAGTCACCATCACGGAGGTGACCGGATGAACGAGCCCATCATGTTGGATCTCTTTTGCTGCGCAGGTGGCGCCGGCATGGGTTACCGCCGCGCAGGGTTCCGCATCTTCGGAGTGGACAAAGACAGCCAGCCCAACTACCCATTCGGGTTCCATCAAGGCGACGCCCTCGAGGTCCTGCAGACACTGCTCAACGGCGGAAGCATCGTTTTCGAGTCCGCAGTCATGCGCCCCTTCGGCCGAATGCTGCAGTGGGACTACATCACCCTCGCCGACATCGTCGCGATCCACGCATCGCCTCCCTGCCAGGGCTACACCGCGTTGAAGGCTGTGCACGGCAACGAGTGGCCCCTTCTCATCGAGCCCGTGCGCGAGCTCCTCGAGCAGACAGGTGTTCCCTACGTCATCGAGAACGTGCAAGGCGCTCCCGTTCGACGTGATCTCACTCTCTGTGGGGAGATGTTCGGCCTTCGTGTCATTCGGCACCGGTTCTTCGAGTTGGGCGGGTGGGCTGCAGTCAAGCCGGCGCACATCCCACACCGAGGCCGGGTCGCCGGGTGGCGGCACGGGAAGTTCTACGACGGCCCCTACTTCGCGGTCTACGGAAACGGGGGAGGTAAGGGCACCGTTGAGCAGTGGCAGGAAGCGCTCGGCATCGACTGGACCTCTGACCGTCGTGAGCTCTCAGAAGCGATCCCGCCGGCATACACGGAGTTCATCGGTGAGCAGCTGATCCAAACGCTGGAGGTGGCCGCATGACCCGCGAGCATGCTGGAACTGTTCGTCTCCACCGCGGCGATCTGAGCGGTAAATGGTTCGTGGTGAAGATCGCTCCTGACGGACGGACCATCTCCGACAAGTGGGTCCTTCACCCCGACGATGCGACCGCTCTCGAGCAGCTCCGCGGAACGGAGAGCGAGTGATGACCGCCCCGTCGAAGCAGGTTCGTGACCTGACGTATAAGCGTGACGGGTACCGGTGTGTGTCGTGTGGTGCGCAGTGGCCGTTGTCGTGGCAGCACCGATCCGCAAGTGGGCATGGGGGTCGTGGGAAGAAGGCACCCGCCCTGACCCCGGCTGATGGGTTGACGGCGTGCATTCCCTGCAATGGGCGGTTCGAGTCCGACCTTCAGGAACTCGCCCTCCACAACGGGTGGAAGCTGCGAAGGAACCGGTTGATGGCAGCCCATGAGGTCCCGTTCTATGACCGCAACCTGGGCGGCTACTTCCTCCCTGATGTGGAGGGGCGTGCGAAGTCCATTCCGAAGGCTCTCGCGGTCGAACTCATCGAAGCCGCCGGCGGATACACAACGAAAGGAGGGAGACCATGAGCACCCCGTACTACCAAGACGACCTCGTCACGCTCTACCTCGGGGACTACCGCGACCACCTCGACATCGTAGACGCAGCGCACCCGGACGCGATCGTCACTGACCCGCCGTACGGTGAGACCTCCCTCGACTGGGATGTCTGGGTAGAAGGCTGGCTGGCGGACGCCGCTCGAGCAACCTCGAACCTGTGGTGCTTCGGATCGTTCCGCATGTTCATGGAGCACGTGGCCGAGTTCCGCGCCGCGGGGTGGAAGCTCGCCCAGGACACCGTGTGGGAGAAGCACAACGGATCCGGGTTCCACGCCGATCGCTTCAAACGGGTGCACGAGTTCGCGGTGCAGTTCTACCGGGGCGAGTGGGGTGCGCTTCATAACGAACCGCCGACGACGCCCGACGCAATCAAACGGGTAGTCCGCACAAAGACCCGGCCGACGCAAATGGGCGCTATCGACAAGGCACCGTTCACGTCGGTCGACGGCGGCGACCGCCTCATGCGATCAGTCATCCGCCTTCGCTCGATGCACGGGAAGGCGATCAACGAGACCGAGAAGCCCGTCAAGTTGGCGCAGCTGTACGTAGCGAGCTCTGTGCCGGTCGGTGGGACGGTGGTGGATCTGTTCGCTGGCTCCTGCTCGACTGGTGTTGCGGCCCGTCAGCTGGGGCGCCGTGCAGTCCTGTTCGAGAAGCGCGAGTCGCAGTGCGAGAAAGCAGCGAACCGTCTCGAGGCAGAGACCGAACAGCCCCTCGATTTCGACTTCGGGGGTGCAGCCTGATGGACGCCCTGAGTTGGGTGAGAGTGCAGGCTGCGATCTCCCGGAACCACAAAGTGCTCGCACTCTTGCCTCAAAAGGGAGGCGATCGGGCACTCAACGTGTTCGTTTTCGGTCTCGGTTACTGCGCCGAACAGGGCAACGCCGGGTTCATCCCGGAAGGTGCGCTTGGTCTGTTCCATGGCAACCCTCGGTCGGCTCAGCTTCTCGTCGAGGTGGGCATGTGGCATGAGCGTCCGGGGGGCTGGGAAGTCAATGATTACGCGGAATACCAGCCCACTGATGACGCTGCCAGGGCTCGTTCTGAGAAGGCGCGGAAGGCTGCGGAGGCTCGGTGGAGCAAGAAGAACGGGAGGGCCGAGTAATGCTCGGAGCAATGCCCGAGCATGCCGGGAGCATATGCCCCAGCCATGCTCAAAAATGCCACGTACGTACGTACGAACGAACGCAACTGACGTACGCGGTTAAGACCAAGGATTCTCATCTCACTTTCCTGAACGCGCGAGTAGGGCTGTGGATAAGTCGGCTCTCGTCTCTGGGGGTGGCGTGATGACTCAGGTTGTTCGTTTCCCGGAGAAGGTATGGGGGCAGCTCGCGACCATCGCGGATAACCGTAGCCAGTCCATCGCAGACGTGATCGTGGACGCCGCACAAGGGCTGCTGGGTCAGCCGCGACCAGAGCCGAAGTGTGACCTGCCGCATGTGAAGCCGAAGCGTGATGTGCGTGGCCGTCCCCCTGTCCTGGATTGGCAGGACGAGGTTGTGGCTTCGCGGATCCGTGAGCTGCATGGTTTGGGCCGGTCGATGAAGGAAACAGCACGGGAGCTCGGGGTGTCCTGGGATGCGGTTCGTACCGCGTACACGCATCTCGGTCTTCCTACCACGAAGCGAAACACTCACCCGAAAGAAGGCACTGATGCATGACCAGGAGCACACTCGTCCGCCGGCACCCGAACTGTCCCCAACCGAAATGCTTCGAGTCATCGAGTTCGAGTTCCTCCCCAGCGCATTCGAGGAGCAGGAAGCATGAGCCGCATCATCAGCGAAGGCGAGCGCTGGACTATCTGGGACACATTCGACGGCTCGGTGATCATGCAGTTCGATTCCTGGTCGGACACCGATCCTGCGGGGCGCGCACGCGAGGCATTCGACTCGTATCCGCGTCGTGCGAGCCTCTGGCGCGAGCAAGTCGTGAAGTACGAACGCGAACTCATCGATTCCAAGTACGTCGCAGGTGAGGCATCAGGCGGCAAGGCCGAGGCGGTGCACTCGTGAGGAACCGTATCGATCTGTCTCCTCGCCCTGAATGGGCACCCACACCAAGAGAACGAACCACCCCACCGCAACCCTGCTGTGCGAAATGCAAGACACCGTTCGGGCATTCAGCGGTCGCAGGGATCTGCTGCCACGCACCCAAGAAGGAGAACCAGAGATGACGTGGCGTGGTGAGCGCCGCTGGGATGGCGCGTACAAGCTCCGCAACCACTGGGACTACGCAGACAGTTCGATGGCCGCAAACCACTTGGAGAGCGATGAGCGATGAGTGACGACTACACGAAGCTGGTCGAGGAAGCACGCAAGATCGCCGCGTTCGGTGGATTCACGCCGGCGCACGTGTTGCACGCCCTGGCGAATGCTGTTGAGGGTCTCGACCGCGCGCTCATCCAGGAGGCGGAGACGACGCAGGACGCACTCGACGAGCGTGATGCTCTGCGGGAGGCGCGTCGTGCTGAACGCCGCGCACTTGTCCACCGCATCAACGACTACCGCGACGATTTGCGCGCTGTTGCTACCGAGAACGACGCTCTGCGGGCACAACTCCGAACGCTGGCGGACGAGTTTCGGGAAGCGAAGGCGTATATCGCTGCGGAAGCACCCCATCCGCCTACCCAAATTCGGATGGCGGCGATTCTTCGGGCGACCGAATCCGTTCTCGCTGACCTGTCGGATCCGGTTGAGGGGGAACAGGCATGAGCGGACAGAAGGATTTCGATCAGACGCAAGACATGCAGGACTGGGAACGCAAATGGATCGAGCAGCACCGGGGCATCGTCCGGCCGCGGTCAGAATTCGACTTTGACCTAGCCGACCTGGACGTGCGACCCGAGGGGGAACAGTGAACATCCCAGACGAAGCCGCCAACCGGTACCCGGGCCAGTTCCTGGGCGAGGTACAACGCGCCGCGTTCATCGCTGGTGCTGAGTGGGCGCGGAAGGAAGCGACCAATCTGGCGGCCGTTGACAACGTTTGGTGGCATGACGAGACAGCATTGGCCGCATTGGACAAATGGCGGACTAGTGGTGACGGCGAACATGCGTCCCCGGAGGCGGCATTCCTTGACGGATACCAAGCGCGAAGGGAGGAAGGGTGATGCGAGAGACGTTTCGAGACGACGAAATCCCCTCCGCCCAGGACGTGAAGGACAGGTGGATGCACGCATCTCGCGCCGAAACCCACGCCAAGGGAGAGGCCGAGTTCGATCGTTGGTTGGTCAAGCATGACGCCGCAGTGCGGAAGGAAGCACTCCGAGAAGCCGCCGAAGTGATCAAGCGCATCCTGGTCGCCGAGAACCGGGACGAGTGGTCAAAAGGTGTTGAGTGGTCGGCCGCACAAGGCATTGCCGCTCTCCGTGCTCTCGCGGAAGGAGAAGGACAGTGACCGAAGAAGCGACAACAGCACTCTCGGTCCCCTGGACTGGGGACGTCAGATGGTGGTGGGTCGACGGTCGCGCAGAAGGAGTAACGGAGGCTGCGGCGGCCGACCAGTTCAACCGATGGCTATCGGCGCGTGACCGCCACGTCCGCAAGCAGGCTCTTCTGGATGCTCATGCTCTCTGCACCACGACCACGGATGCGGCCGCTATCAGCCGGCTCATCGAAGCAGAACGCGACCTAAAGGAGACCCCGCATGCCTGAGAAGCCCTCCGTCCGTATCGCCGCAGCGTTCCGTGGCATCGCCGATGCGCTCGAACACATGCGCATTGTCCTCTCGGAATGGAACTACGCCCAAGTGATGCTCGACGAACACAACACAGCCCTCAAACGGCAGGGCATCAACCCGAAGGGACGCCCGCATGTCTGAAACTGATCCGCTCCTGGCAGCGGTCGAAGCACTCACCAAACCCGTAGTCGAGAAGGTCCGACAGTTCGACGACGACGGCAACCACCTGAAAACCTGGACCGTCGAACACGCCCCACTCCTCGACCAGTTCCGTGAAGCTGTCATCCCGTCCAGCAACACCGCCGCAGGATCCTCAGCGCTCGCCTCCACGAGGAACATCCTCGACTCGACCGCCCTGTACGAGTACTCGAAGATCGCCTCACAGACGGCCGACTGGTGCCGCATCATCAACGTCACCGCCGTCAAGGACGCCAGACTCAACCTGGTGCACTGGCTACCCCGCTTCTCAAAGCTCAACAGTGACCCCGAAGCAGCAGCCTGGTACATCACCCAGCTATGCGGATGGGCGAACCTGATCCGGGCACACATGGACCCGCCCCGCCGGCGCAGCATCACCTATCCATGCCCCATCTGCGGGAAACGCACCTGGACCGGACCGGATGGGGAAGGCGGAACATGGCCCCTCGAACTCCTGTACCGCCTCGACGACAACGACAAACCCGTCATCCTCTCCGCCATCTGCAAAGCCTGCGACCCCGTCACCACATGGACCGGACACGACGCCGTCGAAGAACTGATCGGAGAGCTCGAAGAACGACACGCAGGATGACCCACCAAAACCAACACGCTTGTGTTAACATGTGAGTGCCTTCCAGAAGTCCGCCCAAAACCGGACAGGAAGCCACAAGCCCCGCCCACCCGGACCAACCAGGTGTGGCCCGACGGCCCTCCATCGTGAGGGCCGTCTTTGTTTCACCAGGTCAGGTTCTACGACCTGACCCACCACCTATCAGGCCACCACACCTGACCGTCTTCCCTCCTGGGCCCGATCACACCACCCCCTTCAGAACAAGGTTGCAGACTCCTCGCCAAGCATGCCCACCGTGCAGGCATCAAGCGTGACCGGACCAACCCCAACGTTCACCACGACGGGCCCAGGACGGAACCAACCAACGGAGGGTGACGATGCCCATCAGTCTCGGCACCGAATGGGAGCAGGCAGTCCTCGCCCTCCCCTCCATCTCGCCAGCAGGCATCGACCCCCAGCACATAGACCCCGGCAGCCTAGAGGTATCCCTGCTCAACCCAGCCGGACCCACCACTGTCCGGGCCACCATCGTGTTCAGCGTCGACACCGAAGAGCTCAAGCAGACCGTGCGCGACACGCTCGACCAGTGAGAGTCTGCTCCGAACCCGGGTGCCCCGAGATCTACCCCAAGACCTACGGCCCCCGCTGCCCCACCCACGCCCGCCTCAACGAACACACACGAGGCAGCAGACAACAACGCGGATACGACACAGCCCACGACAGAGAACGCCGCAGATGGGCACCAGTCGTAGCCCGAGGCCACACACCATGCGCCAAGTGCGGACAACCCATAGCACGGGCAGAGCCATGGGACCTCGGACACAACAACACACGCACCACGTGGACAGGACCAGAACACGTCCACTGCAACCGATCTGATGGAGGGCGCAAGGCCCACCACACCCCTGGGGGATGACCCCCTCGACCCCACCCACGACGTACCGCCGGGGATGGGATCTTTTCTGTGTACGGGTTTGGGAGTCGCGTGAGCGGCCTCCTGGGCCTGCCTGGTGGGTGCCGCAATGGTGCTGCCGTGAGTGAGCGCAAGGCCTGCTCTGATCAGCGAAGCGCAAGGCTTCATCGGAGGTTTCACCATGCCTGGACCTGCACCGAAGGATCCGTCGAGTCGTCGTCGTAGGAATGCGACGGTTGGGAAGACGATGCTGCCAGCTGGTGGGCGTCAGGGTGATGTTCCGGTGTGGCCGATCCTGTCTCGTACGGAGCCGGATGTGTGGGCTGATCTGTGGCGCACTCCTCAGGCTTCGGCGTGGGAGGCGCAGGGTTGGACTCGAGTCGTTGCCCGGTATGCGCTTCTGATTGAGGCGACGGAGGATCCCAACCCGGAGAACTCGCCGTCTGCGGCGATCCTGGCTGAGGTTCGTCAGATGGAGGATCGGCTTGGTCTGAATCCGAAGGCGCTGCGTTCCTTGCTGTGGGAGGTCACTTCGGATGAGGTTGCTGAGAGGCGCGATGAGTCGAAGGTGTCGAAGGCGACCAGCAAGCGTGCTGAGCTGAAGGTTGTCGGCTGATGCCTTGGCGGGGCCCGGAGTATGAGGGCGAGTTCCCGTCGCTTGGGTGGTCGATCGGTGAGTGGATTGAGGAGCACTGCGTGATCCCGGACGGGGATCTCGCGGGGCAGCCGTACATGCTCACCGACGAGATGTGGACGTTCCTCGTCAAGCATTACCGCTTGCATGAGGGAGCCCGCGAGCACTCGTGGCAGACGGCATGGCATTACACGAAGTCGATGCTGGTTCGGCCGCAGAAGTGGGGCAAGTCCCCGTTCGTGGCGGCGATGATCTGTGCTGAGGCTGTCGGGGATGTGATCTTCGCAGGCTGGGATGCGAACGGTGAACCGGTCGCACGCCCCTGGCCGACTGCGATCATCCAGGTGACGGCGTCGACTGAGGATCAGACCGACAACGTCTATAAGGCGTTGCGGCCGATGATCGACACGGGCCCGTTGACGGATCTGATCCCGGATACGGGTGAGACGCGCATCAACCTTCCCGGTGCTGGGTGGATCGAACCAGTGACGTCGAAGGCACTCTCTCGGCTTGGTGCTCGTGTCACGTTCGTCCCTCAGGATGAGCCGGGTACATGGCCGGGCGGGAGCCAGCTCGAGAAGATGGCCGACACTCAGTACCGCGGCCTCGCTGGTACCGGCGGTCGCCCAGTTCTGATCACGAACGGCTGGGACCTCGCGGAGAACTCGGTTGCGCAGCAGCTAGCGGAGTCGAATGAGCCTGACGTTCTGGTGGATCACACGAAGGCGCCCGAGCACTTGTCGTACACGAACAAGGTCGACAGGCAGAAGATCCACCGCATCGTTTACGGTGACTCGGCGCTGAAGCTCGACCGCGGCGGCAACCGGGTCACCGGATGGGTGAACCTTGACCGTATCGAGGCGGAAGCATCGAAGCTGGTCAAGAAGGACCCGAACCAGGCGGCACGCTTCTTCGGCAACATCCCGTCGATGGGTTCTGGTTCCTGGTTGCAGCCGGGCCAGTACAGCGATCGTGTGGTTGTTCGGGAACGGCCGAAGTCGGGTCCTGTGTGTCTGGGGTTCGACGGTTCGGACGTGGATGACTGGTCTGCGATCCGCCTGTCCACGTTCGACTTCCACAAGTTCACTCCCGTGGATCATCTCGGCCGGCGAACGATCTGGAATCCGGCACTGACCGGCGG